ATGAGCCGCGTGCCGTCGATCCCGCGCAGGCCGATCACGCCACTCGATGAAATCGAAGCCATGCTGAACGTCTCAGACGATGAGGGAAAACGCCGGCAGGCCGAGTTTATCCGCGACGAGCTAGCGCGGATCGGCAATGAGATCGCCGCCCCCGCGAAGACACCTAAAAACCGCTGATCAACTCGCTCTAGCGCTTCCGGCGCCACAACTCGCGAGCGCTGGCAGGCAACCGATCCTCGTCAACGAAGACCTCGTCCACCCACTTCCACTCTGCCGTCGGCCTGCGGATCACGAGCGCACCATCATCGTCCAGATCAGGTAGACGGGTACTGACTTGCAGGTACTGAGACTTGCCGCATCTAGAGCACTTGGTGAAAACGCCCATGGCAGGTCGCTCCGCGCCATACACCCTCACCAAATCTCGGGCCAAGAAGTGGCTGGTGCGCCGACACAGGTTGCACCGGACCACATAAAGCCGATTGTCCAGCGCCATATCCGCCAGTTTTAGGCTTTCCATGGTGCGCCGGCTCGGCGTCATGCCCATTAGCGCACCATAGGCTTCTTGACGTCTAGCGCTTCGCGTACGGTTGAGGTGGGGTACCCAGTTAGCTTCACGATGTCTTTCGCATCTAGGCCCGTGTCAAACAGCCGCCTAATCTGCACCGTCTTCGATGGCTTGATTTTCATGTCCATGTTTTTCACCTCATTCTAGCCAAGCCTTGACCCGATCTGAGGCGGCTTATAATGAGAACGAAATAAGAACACAGGCGATATCATGTCAATGGCGAAACTCACCACCCCAACGAAGTTGATCGTTGTGATTGCGTTTGTGAGAGACGATGAGGGCGAGCTGCAGCCCGCGTTCGAACCGCGCGAAGTGCAGTCCGAGGATAAAGCTAAGTATGACGCCCGCATGTTGGCGGCATCGAACCAATATGCGGGCGTTATCGCGTGGTGGCGCTCGGCGGATCTGGTGAACGGCGTGTTTGGCGACCCCGTCGTGTTACATCAGTGGGGCGATATCCCGGAGATGGAATAGCGAATCCTATCACTTGAGCCTTGCAGTCGCCCTGATAACCTCGTTTTTGAGATCATCAACGACATTGGCCAGCCCATCGATTTGGCTCGCGAGTTTGTCGGTGGCAGTGGCATGCGCCCGCGCTGTTACGTTCGCCTCTGTTACCGCAACGGTCAGACCGTCGACCGAACCTGCAGCTGACAGCAACGCGGTTGGGTCGACAATTACCGCTGCCACTTGGGCAGAGCCCGAGGATGCCGCTGGCGCTGTATGCTGCCCCTGCCAAAGGCCGAGATAGCGAAAGCCAATAATCAGCGCCAGCACGATGCCCAGCGTCACCAGCGCAAGCGGCTGGTCAGCAATCAAATCAAGAAGCTTTTCCACGCCGCGTTTCCCCTTGGTCGTGTGCAGCACGATGGATATTGACCAGTTCGCCTATTCCAAACAGCGGATAGATGGCGAGCCATGTGCTGACGACACCGGAAGACGCGAAACCATAAACGATGCCGAACCAGATAAGACAGCCGACGCCGGCAGAGACTTGCCGGATCATCGGGGTAACGTGCCGCCGCGCGCCGTTGACGATGAGGCCGCCAATACGGGCGACCCCCAGCACCACCATGATCCAGCCCAATGCCGCGCCCGATGGGAACACGGCACGAAAGCCAGCCCAGGCAGGTTGGTTGAAAAGGTCTGGGCTGGCCAGCAGGACCAGCCCGAACATCAGCGTGTGGAAGGCCATGAACCATTCCATGATCCGAGGGCCGAACCTGTGCTGGATTTGTATCCAGAGGCCCGGCCCCGCGTGTGGGGTCTGGTTCATTTGCCCGTGATCCTATCCCAGAGGGTGCGGGGCGGCTTTGCAGCTTCCGCCAGTGCCTCGACCTTTCGCGTAGTGGAAATGCCCGCGCCTGACTTCGGCAGCGCGATCTTGGTGCCATCGGTGGTCACCACCTGGGCCTTGGTCGTGGCGCGATAGGACTGCAGCTGCGTCCAGACGTACCAGCCGAGGCCGATGGCGGCCGAAATGGTCAGCCCGCCCCCCTGCCCCGAAAAGATCGCGTGAACGTCATTCTTCATACTCTGAGGCATGGCCAGATAGATCGGCACGAAGATGGTGGCCAAAGAGCCAAGCTCCTGCACACGACGCCAGAGCCAACCAGCGGCTGCAGATTGAATAATGGTGGTCAACATGTGGTCCTCCTAGAACCGGACAAAGAAAAGGCCCGCAACTGCGAGCCCGAAAAGGATGATGGTGATGATGCCCCAAGGCGGGGATTTGCCCTTGGCGGATTCAGGTAGCGGCGTGACGGGGATCGGTTTGGGCTTCGGCGCAGGCTCACCAGCGAGCCCAGCCTTGAGTGCCGCCTGATACTGCTCGGCATAGCCAGCGATCAGGTCAGCCTTGTCGGTGCCGTTGATGACGCGACGGGCATTCTTCCAGTCGACCGCCGTGCTGGTGATGTAGTCGCCGAGCTTCTTGCCGGTGAAGGTGCCGAGCATCGAGCCCTCAACGAGGATGCGGGCAGCTATCGGCAACTGCTCGGCCAGTTCCGGTTTGCCGACAATGTCGACGCCGAGGCGCTTGGCCCAATCGGTGTAGTTGCGCCGGCCGGTGATATGCGCCAGCCCGCGCCCCATGAACCGCTTGCCGTCACCGGCCTGCGTGTTGCCGAGGCGAAATGCGAGACTGTTGCGGGGATCGTCCTTGGTCCACGGCTTATCAAAGTCGCGCTCATATCGGCGCTGTGCCCTCGTCGGCCTCCAGATTTCCTTGAGCCATTGGAGCTGGCCGGTTTCGTGGTGTGCCGTCGCCATGAGGTAGGCCAGCTTATGGGTCTGGCCATCGCCGTAGCGATCCCAGGCGGATGCGATTGCGTTGAGCCCTTCGACCTGAGCCTGATTGAGCTTTCCGTCGAATAGCGATGTGCGCACCGCGTCGAAGAACGCAGCGTTTAGGGCCATGACGGCCTCCTATGATGTTGAAATAAAAGTGGAAATTGATCTTGGGCAGTGGAAATACCACCGTTGCAACGTTAGGAAAAAAAGCCGACACACTTAGCTTTTTTAAATGTCGCCCCAAGAGAGCGGTGCTACCGCAACTTCACAAGGGATCTTCCAATGTCAGTAAAACACCGTGTTGTAGACCTGCGATCCGGGATCATTGATCCTCATGAAATCATCGTCGAGGGCGCGCGCTCGCCTGAAGATGCAGTACGACAAGCACTGGGCTGCGATCTTGTGAGAAGCGGCCAAAAGCGCCACCTTGCTGCCCGCGTCTATTTCCAACTGCCAGATCAACCAGTGAGTATGGTCAGGCTCTACAACAAGGCCGAAGGTCAGTAGATCGGACCGATAACCTCGTCATCGCCATAGCGTCAGGGTGATATCATGAACCAAGAAAACACAGTCTTAGAAGCTAAAATAGCAATCGACGGCCGCACCTACATAGCGTCCTATTACGTTGAGGCTGGATTGGTCCATACGATCATCGCTGGTAAAAAATACATTGCCCCTTTGATCGAAATCACCGCACTCGATGCAGTTAAGTCGCTGATGCAAAGGCATTATGATTTTCAAGCGGATCAGTCTGGTGATGATGTAGTTTGGCAGACGAAATCTGGACCGACCGATGGAACGGAAGAAAGTCCGTAGGCGAGTTCTGCATCAGTAACCACGGGGTATCACCGGGAACCTTTCGTGGCCTACTCCATTCCTTCAATCGAAGCCCCAACGCTTCACCTGGGCCGAGGCGGGATGACGCTACCGCTTCGGCCTTTTTGTGTATCGGAACCCCTTATTCGGCTGGCGGCGGTTTGACAGTGGACGATGCTGGCCAGCAGGCCTTGCTCTGCCCATCGTCAAACGAGGCGATGACCTCGCCATCATTGCCCTTAAGCCGCAGCCCCGAGCCATCCTTGTCCACGCTGGCCACGCCCTCGATGGAGATCACGCTGCCATCGGTCAGCTGCACCTTATAGGTCTTGGCCATGATCATGCCCCCGCATTGGCGCTAAGGGCGCTGTTCAAGTCCTCGATTTGCACGTCGCGATCAGCGACGGCGATCTCGAGGTTGGTGATCCGATCCTTGAGCCCGTTCACCAGTTTGTAGAGCTTGCGCAGCTCGTCGTTCTTCAGTGCCAGTTCGCTCGCGAGCTGCGCCACCTGATTATTGCTTGCGTCCATCGGTCTTTCCTTTCTTGCGTCCGAAAAAGAAGAACAGCGCCCCGCCTGTCATCACGCCGATGAACATGAGGGTCGCTGCGAAAATGTCCTGCGTGGCCACGCAGTGCCAAAGCTCCAGATTGGCAACGACGAAATCGTTGAGGGTGGTGCCGGTGTGGAAGGCGAAGTCGTGTGCATCGCAGCACACGCGCCAATCCAGCCCGCCCCAGCCATTGATAAAGCCGGTGCAGCCGTCGTCTTCAAAAGCGACGCTCATCGCAGCACTGGCCAGTCGACAAGCGCCGCCGCGTTCGCCTGAGGCGCGGTGTCCGCCGCCATGACCAGGCGCTTGTGCCCTAGACGTTTGCGCTCGATGATTGCCGAGATGGTCGCCCACAGCAGGCCTTGCTCGATCACCACCTGGGCGGCACCGAACAGCGACAGATCGAGGTCATCCGCCTCGGCATGCAGGTTCGGCACTTCATACTGGCTGACAGTCGTCACATAGTCCTGGGCGGCTTCATCCCAGACTGTGTTCTGCATGATCATTTCGGCTTCGCGGAGCTTCTGCTCATAGACCAGAGCCTGCCCCGCCCCCAGGGTGATCACCGAGGCGCGCAGGTTTTCGGCCTGGTCATCGATCTGCCGGCAGAGGCGAACCTTGAGACCGGTGATATCTTCGGCGCGCACCCTCATTGGACGACCACCTCGAATGTCTCGCGCTGCCAAGGAAACGGCGGCGCAACGAGGAAGCTGTAGAGACCCGCGCGGGTGCTGCTCCACTCGAAGGCACCATCGTCAACGGTGAACGTCGCGAGATAGGCCGGGTCGGTTCTTTCCACGCCGAAGTTGCGTATCGCCACCTCAGTGCCAGCCGGAACATTGCCGATCAGAAAACTGTCGACATCGTCCCCGGTAATCGTCTTGTCGTCAGGGATCGAGACGCGCGGGCGCGGCACGGCGACATGCTCGACCACATGGAACAGACGGTCATCGAAATCCCCTTCGAGGATGATCTCGTTTGGCGCCTGCGACTGAGCAGCCATTTCTTGCAAATTTGCCGCGCCGGTGAGGGTACGAAGGATTTTGCCGGTTTCGGCGTCGTACACTAAGTAGCTCAAAACTCACCTCTTGCTGTTCAGATAGTCGATGCTGCGGAAGCCGTAGTTGAAAACGTTGCCGATATGACCGCCGCCCCCCACGTTGCCACTGACGGTGAGCGTCCAGGTTGCGTTTGAGGGAGAGTTGTCGACGTAGGCCAAGCCCCATTGCGTGCGAGGGAACTGGGCTGCACCGATTGCTGCGGACACCATTGTCGTACCGTTTTTCTTAAGTTTGATGGTGCCGTAGTAGGTGGTGCCGTTCATCCATAGTGTTGCAAGCGCCCTGACAATGAGCCGGTTTCCGGTGGGGTTGATAGCGAAGGTCTGGATGGTGTGGTCGGCGTTCGTATTGCCGGTAGAGTCCTCATTGGTAGAGACCACAGCATTGGCTACCGTCACAGCGTTATTGGCGATCACGTCGGTGATCACCACGCCATCGACAAAGAGGCTGGCCGTGTTGATGGCTCCGGCAGCGATCTTGCCTGCGATGATCGCGTTTACCGCCAGCTTGTCAGCGGTGATCGCGCCATCGACAATCAGTTCGGCGCTCGCCCGGCGAAACACTGCGACATTGGTGACATTGAGGCCGCCGGAGCTGTCAGCCTGGGCGACTTTTCTTACAGTAAGGGCTGTAATACCCGCTGCGCCTGGAGGGACTGTGAAGGTCCCGCTAATCGTGGAAAACGATGTGCTAGACATGTCTCCACTATCGGCAACGACTAACGCAAGGCCCAAGCTTGCACCAGTGTTGTCGATAAACCCCGCTCGGAGGTGAATTCGAGACTTGCGCGGAGCCCCAGTAGTCTCGGCATCGACCCGGAACAGAAACTGATCTCCTGGCTGGCAGGAAATGATGTTGAGGCCGATTGCGTTGGCGTATCGGTCAACGGTCGTCTCGTCAAACTTCAGAACATATTGCGTTGGGGCATCGCTCGGACCACTCACGACCGTCACACCAGCTGGCAACGTCCAGCCGGCGGCGTCACCATTCACAAATGATCCGTTCGGTACAAGGTTTTCGAAGTCCGTCAGGATCAGCTCTCGCGCAGTAATCGAGTTCGCCACCAGCTTGTCGCCAGTGATCGAATTGGCCGCAACTTTGTCCGCAGTCACGGCGCCGGCACTGATCTTGACCGCCGTCACGGCACCAGTGGCGATCTCAGTAGCCGTCACAGCGCCAGCGGCGATCTTGGCAGTCGTGATGGCATTGGTGGCGATCTTGTCTGCAATAATCGCATTCGCAGCGATTTCTGTTGCGGTCACCGCACCGGCCGCGATCTTTGCGGTCGTAATTGCATTCGCGGCCACTTCAGTAGCCGTCACAGCGCCAGCAGCGATCTTGGCAGTGGTGACCGCATTGGCAATGATCTTGTCCGCCGTAACCGCGTTGGCCGCGATCTTATCCGCGGCAACTGCGCCGGCCGCCAGCTTGGGCGTACTGATTGCGCCGTCAGTGATCTGGGTAGCCGTGATCTGCCCAGCAAGGTCATCCGCAGCGACAGCCGACGTAAATCCTGCTGTCCCCGAGGGAGAGCCAGCGTGGCGGTAAAGCTTGTCGTCCGTGGTCAGAAAGACCTGGCGGCCCTCAAAATTGCCAGTCGAAGGCAGACTGCCCACGATTTCGATTGGGGTCAGGCCCGATGCGAACTTGGTGATAGTCACCGCGCCATTGGCCAGCTTATCCGCAACCACAGCGCCGCTGGCTAACAGTTCCGACGTCAGAGCCGCCAGGGCGATCTTGGTCGTGCTGACGGCCCGGTCGGCCAGCTTGAGCGAGGTGACTGCCCCATCCATTAGCTTGGACGCGGTTACCGCAGCATCTGCGAGCTTGGTCGCAATGATCGACCCTGCCAGGACATCTGAATAGGCGCGCCCGGTGGCAAGGATCGTCGACGCCCAAGGCGTAAACGTCTTGAGCCGATCCGGCACGGTCGTGATCGTGGCGCGGGCCACATAGACCTTGTCGGACTCGACGTTCTTGCTGGTGATATAGCGACCACTCTCGGGGTTTACCGCAACGTCGTACTGCAATTCCGTTGCGCTATCCGCGCCAGCACCCGAGTTGACCTTGTAAACGATGCGCACGGCCGTGATGGTCGGATCATCAGGAGGCGTCCAGGTGAAGCGCAGCACCGGTACATCGAGCCCGCCGGTCCCGTTCAGCAAACCGGCTTCGACATCGAAGTTTTGAACGGTCGACAGAAGGCTTGGATTGATCGGCGCCGTCGGCGGAATGACGATAGGACCGGGCGAGATACCAGCGGACGAATAGACATCAGCGCCGGTCTCGGACAGCGTCAGCGTCACCCGCAGCTGGGCGTCAGCACGCCATCCAGTGACCAGCCACGACTTTCCGTCGAAGGTGACCCACTCCCCCTCTTGCACGGCAAAGCCAACGCGGCGCGACACCGGCACCGTGGCGGACCCGCCCTTGCGGTTCTGGCGATAGCGAATGTTGAGCAGGTACTGTGCAATGTCCGGGTCGCTCACCTGCAGGAAGTCATTGCGGGTCTGGCGCGGTCGGCCATCAGCGGCGACATCAGCATTGACATAGACCGGCTTCAGGCTGTCAGGCGTCCAATGCGCTTCGCGGGAGATGAACTGCCCAGACATGTAGTTGTAGAGCTCGAACGCCGACTTGCGGCGCTTGAGGTCCTGGGCACGGTCGATGGGAATGTCGTTTGCCGTGATCGAAACAACAGGGATTTGCGGCGCACCAGCCACTACCCCAGACAGGCCGCGCCGATTGAGGGCATAGCCAGCCATAGCGTCGTCGAACTCTTTGAGGATTTCGGTGTGGTCATCCTCGGCGTTGACGAACAGGCCGCACTGATAGGTGGGCTTGCCGGCGCGCACGGCATCGCACGCGTTCATCGAGGCGATGTAGGAGCCGAGGTCCAGCTGGCCGAGGCTTTTGCCCTCGCCGATCAGGGTGCGCCCGGAGATAAGCCCACGCAAACCCAGCTGATAGTTGAGGCGATGCACAGCCGGGTTCTGTGTGTAAACCCAAGTCGACGGAGTGCCGAGACGCTGCGGCCCGGAGCCACCGGCAACCGTGCTGTCTTTGCGCGGGTCGTATTCACGCAGACCGCGCAGCACGAACTCGAACTCGGCACGGCTCTTGAACTTCTCCGCATCATACTGGCGCTCAAGGACGACATAGGTCAGCCCTGCGCAACGCGATGTGTTTTTCCAGTTCTGACCCAGACCAGCGGTGTCGGCGACGAGCTTTGTATCGACACCCTGCCCCGGCCGCCCATCATAGAAACGGATCGAAATGAGCGTGCCAAAGCCGCTGACGCCATAATGCGCCGCCTCATTGCCGATGACCGGACGCGTGACGAGGGTACGCCTTTCGCCTTCGAAGAACACGACAGGTTCAAGTCCATCGCACCAGCCGTTGGCCAGCAAGAGAACGTCGGCGTTGAACTTATTGCCGCTGCCCCACTTGGCATAGAAAATGTGATGGCCCTTGGTCTTGCCGGGGCCGAAAAGCGTTGAGGCCGGCACGTCGGCGCCATACTGAATTTCGCCCTGCACGGCCGCATATGCGCGCTGCTTGGGGCGATTGAGAGACTGCATAAGCAACGACGCGCCAAAGGCCAGCCCGCCAGCGATGAGCGTTGCCGCAATCGCGGAGCCGCCAAAAAGCGCGCCCGCAATTGCCGCGCCGGCTAGGGAGAAAATTGGCATGGACGAACTCTTGGCTTAGCCGACGTGGAACGCGGCGAGGATGCTGGGCATGTCGTGGAACGACTGGCCGCGCGCGGTCTTGGTGATGAACTTCTGACCGACACAGATGCCGACGTGCTCGCCATCGGTCAGCAGGATCACGGCCAGGTCGCCCACGCGGGCCATAGCAGGCGCACACTGCTCAAAGTGCGTGCTGAACAGGGCGACGAGGCTGGTATAGCCCAGACGACGCAAAGCGCGCTGCGCGCCCGCCAGCGTGCGATAGGCTTTGGCATAGCGCGTCACCAAGCCAAGGGACGAGTCGAGCGCGTCGGCGGTTTGCAGGCCAAAGAAAAAGCAGTCGGCGCTGCCCGGTGTATAGGGCTTGGCCATCTCCTGCTCGATGATGCGCGCTGCGATCTCGAAACGGGTCTCAGCCATTGCGCTGCCCCCACTCTACCGGGACCGTTTGCACCGTCGACGCGTATTCAAGGCACGTGTCGGTTGCGAGATTGTCGAACTGCTGCTCGGCCTGGGCACGCTTCACATGGGTTGCGCCGCGCGCCGAACGGCCCGGCGGTTCAAGATCGATTTCCAGCGTCAGGCTGCGCACGCCGTTGCCGTCCGCTGCGCCCTTTCGATAGCGAACCTCGTTAATCTCATAGATCGATGAGGCCAGCACGCCGACCGGGTTGCCCGTGGCCGGGTCGCCTGCCAGATGGGAGATGATCACCGGGCTATTGGGATACTGGAACTCCTCAATCTTGGCGATTGCGTCGTTCTCGTTTTCAGTCGGCACATTGGAAAAGACGATGGTGCGAGAGGTGACGGCAGCGCCGAGCGACTGGTTCATGTCGCCCATATCGAGAAAGCGGTTTGGGTGATAGATGAGCCCGTTATAGGTGTAAGGGCGGCCGCCGCGATGATAGCCGACAGTGCGGCCAGGCAAGTCAAAGCGCACCAGATCAAGGCGCAGCATCTGGCCATCGTTGAGCAGTGTCTCAACAGCGGGATCAAGGCTCATGCGAAAAACACCTCCTGGGCGGTGAAGCTGGCGCGGCGCTCGATCAGGGGCTTGGACGCGCTAAGCGCGCCCGGATCGACCTGCATCAGGCAACTGGCTTTTTCGAAGTTTGCGGTGAGCGGCAGCGGGAAGTTCTGCAGGTCGAGCCCATGCCGGATTGGCAGCGTCACGACACCAGAAGCGCTGGCGCGCACATCGGCGGTGATGCGATGCAGCGAAATGATGCTGGCCGATCTTCGCACCTCGACATAGTCCCCGGCGCGAAACTGGAAGTTAGCCGGCAGCATCGACACCGTCAGTGAAAAGGCAGTTCGGCCAGTGATGGTAGCGGTGCCGTCGAATGCCCCGCCGCCTGCCCGCGTGCCAGAGAGCGGCGCGTGGTCATCAGTGTGATAGTCAATCGGCCGGGGCCGACTAGCATCATAAGCGCGAAACACCTCGCCATTGTCACCCGCCATCATGGCGAACGCCTCAAGCGCTCCCATCTGTGCAGGCGTGAGCGCGGTCGTCGTCCAGCTGCCACGCCAGTACGGCGTGCCGAACCGCATGCTTTCAGTGCGCCGCCCTTCCATGCGCTCCAGATCGCGCGGAACGACGGGGTCGAAAAGGCATTCCCACCAGCCGACAATGGCTGGCAGGTCGATAATGGTGGGAGCCATGGATGATCCTTAGAAGGGTTGACCGCCGCCCTGGACGTAGTTCTTGCGCGCTTTGTCATTGGCCTTGACGAGCGACACGGTCTGCTCACCCGTCTGCTCAAGAACGCGGCCCACAAGATCTGGTGACAGCTCGACCAAGACGCGCGATGCGCCACCCTGCCCTACGTCGCCAATGTCGCTGTGCCGAATGACGTTTGCCCCAGCTGGCAGGTTGACCAGTTCGCGGCCGCGCTCGCCAACCTCGACGAGACCGGCGGTCATCGTGCGCCCACCGGTGGCGAGACCCTTCAGGCTGGGACCGTTTAATCCCGGAAAGAAGCCGCCGCCGCTGCCGGTGATCGAGCTTTTGTACCCGCCACCGAATGAGCCCATCAACACGTCAAAGAGCATGCCGAACCCTTGGTTGAGCGCTTTGTCGGCAATGCTATCGATTGCTTTGCCAACGGCGTCGAGGGCTTTGGAAATACCGTCCTTGGCATCGCCGAAGGCTTTGACGACGCTGGTGGCCATGCTGGAAAACTCGGAGCGCGAATTGGCGAGCATGTCGGCCATGACATCGCCGAGCCCCTTCATCGCTTCCTTGGTCTCGCCAGCGGCATCTTTCAGCCCTTTGAGGCCAGCCCCGCCGCCGCTGGTGGTTTCCGCGAGCAGATCGCCAAAGCCTTGCACATTCGCCGTCGCTCCGGCCGCCTCGGTCCCAATGCCCTTGAACATGTCGCCGATATAGTCGCGGTTAAAGCCGGTGCCAAAGGTGGCACTAGCCTTGCCGAAAGCTGCCTCTTCCTCTGGGGTGAGTTTGGCTTTTCCGTCGGTGAGGTCAAACCCGCCGGACTCCCACGAACCCCAGGGTGTCTTGATGGTGAGCGCCGGTCCCTCGAACGACTCCAAGAAGCTGTTCCAGGCCTTCTTGCCGATGGCTGCGAAAAACAGCGGCAGGTTGCTCCACTGCTGTTTGACCGCCTCATAAGCCCCCACGAAGGCGCCGATGGTCTTGTTTGCGGCATCAATGACCACACCGACAAAGTCGATCCCGATAGCTTGCTTGATCTCATCGCGGAATAGAAAGGCTGCGGCAACAGCCGCAGAGAAGGCCACAATGATCGCCCCAATAGGATTGAGCAGAATTGCCGTGCCCACAGCTCGGATCGCTCCAATGGCAGCATTGCCGAAAGCTACCGCCGCAACAGACGCGGCAGTCCAGACCGCTGGCCCCATCGCCGTCATCAGAGCAACACCAGCGACAGCAACGACGCGCCCCAGTAGCCCCATGTTGTCCGTCACAAAACGAAGGGCCTCGGCGATTGCGATCAGCCCGAGTTCAAGCCCGAGATTGATTTGAAGGCCGTTGGCGATCGCTTCGAAGAAACCCTCGACACCGAGCCAGGCGTTCGCTGAGGCTTTGGTGAGGCCGCTGAATCCAGCCTCGGCAACGCCCTTCACCTGCTCGTTCAGCGCGTCCATGACGACGCCCTGCGCGCCGATCAGGTCATTGGACTTGATGAACCCGGCAATCATCTCCTTCTGTTGATCGGTGAATGTGATGCCGCGCTTGGTGAGCATCGCTAGACCCTGCTCAGGATCGGCAAGGGCCCGCGCAAGGCCCTCGACGTTCTGCTTAAGATCGCCACCCCACGCCGCAGCCATGTCATCGGCCAGCTCGATAGCATCAAAAAACACCTCGCGGCTGAAACCGAAGGTGGCCAAATTTGTCGATACAGCCATGACTTCTTCAGCGGCGCGACCTGTTGAACGCTGTAGGTCATCGGCGAATGAAGCCACCTCCGCAGCACTCGTCTTTGCGGCATTGCCCGTGTTCGCCAGTGTCTTATCCAACTCGGCAGAGAGCTTGCGCATCTCCTCGATACGACCAACTGCCGCGCCGATACCCGCCGAAAATGCAGTGAAAACACCGACAGCGGCAAGGCCGCTGAAGACCTTGCCGAGCCCGCCGATCTGATCTTTCACGGCTTTCACGCCATCCTGAAATTCGGCCGTGTCCAAACCGAGATTGACGCGTAACGCCCCAATAACTGCGTTCTCTGCCATGTTCGCACCATAAAAAAAGGCCCGCCGAAGCGAGCCTTGGAGAACCAAAAATATGCCGTTGCGATTAGCAGCCGCCACAAACGCCGGTACTGCCGGGATCAAGCCGCACTAGCACTTTGCATCGCCCGACGCCCATCGAATGACGTTGTTGAGCCACATGGAATTGTTGATCGTGTTGCCGGAATGAACTGTCATGGAAGACCCCTTCCCGGCTTGTTCTACCTTGGCCTTCCAATAGAAATTCTTCATGCCGAGGTTCGACATTGACAGGGTGACTTCCCCAAACCCGAGTTCACTATAAAGCTGCCCGTCAACAGACATCGACGCATAAGCGTTCAGGCTTCCACCCGCACAAGCATTCGCAGCAGTGAACACGCGGCGGTATATTTCCTGATAGTTCTCAGAGTAGCCGCGCGTCTCAACTTTGGTTGAGGAGCTTTGCTCCAGTTTACCAGCGGTTGCGGAACACGCTGCAAGGACCAAAACGGACAACAGCGTGCCAACCCGTCTAAATTTCATCTGAGACCCCCCGATTTTGAGGGCGATTAGTGCACAGCCTTGTTCCAATGAAAAGGGACTCAAGCTGTGTAAATCACTCTGGCAACTACCAAGCCGCCAGAATTTCCGCCTGGGCTTTCCAGTGCTGCTTTTGCACCTGCCGCCCCGGATCGCTTGACTGGAGCTTTTTGAGGTCTGGCATCTTTTTGGCCTTGGGCAGGGCCGCAATGTTCCAGACTGCCCACGCCAGTTCGTTATGGTCGCGTCGCATACGCGAGGCGATGCCCGCTTGAACAATGGCGACCTCTTTGGCCGTCATCGTCCAAAACAGATCGGCGGGTTGCCCGAGGAATATCCAGTTTTCGAGTAGCGACGACCAGTCTAGCTGGCCGCCGCCTTCCGAGGGGGGCCTTTCGCTTTTGCCTCCGGCTGGGCCAGCTTGAAGGCCTGAGCCACCTTGGCGGCCCAGGTCGACATTTCGGCGAGTGTGATCAGATCGCCGACCTCGTCGAGGCTGAGCTGATGATGCTTCTTGAGGCCAGCCCAGATCACCACCATGAGGGTTTGTGTCTTAGGCTTGTCTTCGTTTAGATCGGCCAGCACCGCCTCGATGGTTCTGCCGGGAAACTGCCCCTCGATGGCGGCCACAGCCCCCAGCGGGTAGCAGAGCACAAACTCGCCGGCGTCGATCTGGACGATGACTTCGCCCTTCTGGGGATTGGCCATTATGCTGCCACCACGTTTGGAGTTGCGAGGGAGGTTACAGGTGCTGCCGCGCCCGCCGAATTGGTGGCGGTTACAGTGACCGTGATCGCGGCGCCGACATCGCCAACGACTGGCGTGTAAGTCTTGTCCGTTGCGCCCGCGATGTTGGTCCCACCCTTCTTCCACTGATAAGCGAAATTGGCGAACGGTGCCCAGATGCCAGGCTGTGCGGTCATCACCACGCCGACGCGCGCTGCGCTGGTGGCGATGGATGGCGGCACACCATTGACCGGGAGGGTTGCCGTGTCGGTGGTCTTAGCGCCGGCACGTTTGAACGTGGCCTGGAACGTCATGCGGTCATCGAGCGGGATGGCCTGGCTATAGCCACGGCGCACAACCGGAAACGTGGTGCGCACACCGTTTGGCAGAGTGATACGGCCACGGTTCTTCTTGCCACGGGCCGCGATGATCATCAGGTCCGTGGCCGAGCCCGGAATGTAGTTGCCCTCGACCGTTGCCGCGCCAGGCGTGGTCATGCCGGGAATGTACTCGCGGGTCCGGTCGGGGGAAGTGTAGTGCGTCGCCTCGACTTCTTCGTCGTCGTCCTCGCCGGGATCGACGTTGATGACTTCGCCGAGGGGCACAAACACCGTTGGCGTGGCTGCATCAGCCATCTCGAATACGGTGCCATAGCCAATCATGGCCTGAGTGTCGTCAGCCATTGCAGTCTCCTATGATGTGAGGAAAGGTCAGGCTGTCGCCGACCAGATCAGATAGTCCACGCTGGCGGTAAACCAGCTGCTCGCTTCGGTACGTGCCCGCGTGCGATGCCCTTGCTTGAAAGCGCCGCCGAAGCGCACGCCCTCAAATTCTCCGCGATAGCCTGACAGCTTGGCGTCCAGCGCCTCAGCAATCTGCCGGGCTACCTCGCGAGTGCGCCCCCGGCAGTCAAACTGCACACGCCGCCCGACCAGCTTGACCGGGCCGGAATAGGTGTAGGTCGGCTCAGTCGATATCAGGAACATCACGATCAGCGGCGCTTCGATCCCTTGCGGGGCTTCGTCCCAATCAATGTTCTGCTCGACCAGCGCCGCCAATGGCGCATGGGCTAGCAGCAGATTCGCCAGAACCGTTTCCATCAGCCCGCTTTCTTTGCTGCCCGCCGAGCCAGACGCTTGGCCGCCTTGGAAATTTCAGCGCCAAGCTCGGCTTTGACGATGTCGAGTGCGGCCCCCTTCTCTTGGTCCCAGGCGGGACGCATGAACGATTGGGGGCCATGCCGTTCGTTGCCAAATTCCTGCTGCACGGCGGCAGGGTCTTTGGTGCCGACAAAGGCCTCAGAAAATGCCTTGTCGTTTTTGGTCTTTTTCCGGTGAGATGACGCCTGCCGCCGCGTTAGCTTTGTGCCGACCACGATGGACGACTTGAGGTCTTTGCCTCCGGTGGCCGGATCATCCGGCGCCAATCGGGCAGCGGCATCGGCAATCGGCTGCCCTGCTTTCATCAACACGCGACGGCCTACATTGCGCGATGTGGCCTTTGGCAACTCGCCCAATGCAACATCCAGTTCCCGCAATCCCGAAACCCGCATGGTCAATTTCATGGCTGGTCGACGCGAGCGTTGGCGCGGATCAGCATGCCTTCGCGATAGCCGATCTCGGTAGCCTCAACGAGGTCGTACACCGTGCCCCGGAACTCAACTTCGCACGACGGATCGATATCTTTGACGCGGCTTGACCAGTGAACCTCAAAGATATCTGTGACCTGCGCGGTCACCTGCGCCGATGCCAGGCGTTCATTCGCTGTTGCACGACGCCAAGACGCCCAAACCGGGCCGACCGTATCCCATGTGGTGATGGGCCTGTTCTGCGCATCGCGCGTCAAAGATGGTCGGCGCAACACTATGCGCCGATCAAGCTTCCCCGCTGAAACGCCCATCAGACTGACCACACCCGATAAGGCGACAACAGGGCCTCGGCAGCGAAAGGCATTGCTGTGGCAATCGTTCCGACAACAACATTCTCACGCGACCGGAACCACTGGCCGACCAGCAACAGGATGGCTTGGCGTATTGCCGGCGGAACAGTGCTTTCGCAAAACTCGGCAATATCACCATCAGCCGGCGTCACCCGATCTGGGTAACCGCAACGATACCGAACGCGCACCGGGTCGGGCCCACTGCCGAGCGCAGGCCATTGCTCAGACCAGATCGAGCCGTTGGCCAGAAGCCGAAACCGATCATCTGGAAAAGCCTGTTCGACGCCATTGGGATCGGTGTAACCGACGCTAACAACTTCGATGGCAGGCGGATACGGCAACCGATCATTGCCAAAAGCGTAGTCGACCAGCTCAAGCGTCTGCTCGCCAAGGCATCGCCCCAACCAGCCGCCCGGACCATCGAGCCAACCCGTTGCCGCCGCGACCAGCCCTTCCACATACTCACGCTGCTCATCGTCATCGAGGCGCAGATGCCGCATGGCATCCTCCCAACGGACAATAGGCTGCGGCGCGACGACAACGCGGACGTGCATTTAAGATGCCTTATTTGCAGGCGGCTGCTCGGCCTTGTTAGACGGAAGCTGATCAGCCTTTGTCTTGGCATCAGCGTCGGCCTTTGTCTTGGCATCAGCGTCGGCCTTTGCCTTGGCATCAGCGTCGGCCTTCGCCTTGGCATCAGCGTCGGCGTGACCTTTAGGGGGAGTTTTCGAAACTGCGTGAGGAAGCTTGATTAGCAGTTCATCCCCATACGCATCCGACACCGCGAACGCGTCACCGGGCTTGAGCGTATCGGACTGAACTGCACTGATGCTGACCTGATCGATGACGTAAAGTTTCATGGCGTTTCTCCTATCAACTCATGAAAACGGCGGCCGCTTTCGGCCGCCGCTCGTGATCAGCCGACAGCCTTATGGCGCCTTGGTCGCAGCGGTAATGCTGGCGGGGAAATCGCCCTTGATGAAGGCCTCAGGACGATAGACGGCGAGAGCAGCGCGCTCTTCGGCGCGGATCGTCACCAGGTTCTTGCGGAAGTTGTCGCTGTCTTCGGTCGAGATTTCGACAGTGGCTTCTTCGCGGTCAAACAGCTGGGCACCGAGCTTGAAAGCACCGACCAGATACTTGTCGGCGGTCATGGCAGGCGTTTCGACCACAGGCAGGCGCCACAAGCGCGGCGCGGTGCCGTCTTGAGGGTTTCCGATAATATGCCGACCAGTCGTATCCTTCACCAACTCGATGGTCGCCCAGTCAGTGGGATGCATCACGACGCCGGTAGGAGGAAGTTCAGCAAGAAATGCCTGAAGCATTGCCAGGCGGATCACATCAATTTTCGTCACCGGCCCCGCGATGGTGGTTGGGGGAACGAACGCAGTTGCCTGCGTGTAGATACCGTTGAGGTCGGTGCCGGTGCCGGACCCATTGAGGATCTGGTTATCTTCCACAAACGCGAGACCATAGCGGAGACGTCCGTCGATGTACGACATCAACTGAGGTACGTCATCGAGGATTTGCTTGGTTGCCAGCACCCAGTGAGCAATCGTGGAAACTGCTGCCGTCACCAGATCAAACTTGATTTCCGACTGCGGCTTGGTCGCACCAGAAGTTTCTGAAACGGTCCCGGCGTTGTTGGTGAAGCCGGTTTCCTTCACATACTGGATAGCGTTCGAGTTCGTGCTACCCGGCGTAATCAGGTCACGCATGGACATAGTGCGCAGCCCAGGCATGATAATTTCCGGCTGGCGCTGTGGCACGATCAGATCGCCGGCAGAACCGTTGGCATCTGTGGTCAGCGCCGAAATGATCGCCTTGACGGCTACGGACACCCGGCCCTTGCCGCCCGACTTGATCCAGCTTTTGACTTCTTCATTTTCGGTGACCAGCTGGCCTACCGACTTTCGCTCCTGCGGCTCAGCGGTACGCTGAACCATCTTCTGTTCGATCTCGGTGAGTCGCGCCGAGATTTCATTGTGTTTGACCAGCGCTTGGTCAGCAGTCTGCTTGGTTTCGTCAGTCACCTTTCCGAGGTTTTTCAACTCCGCATTGGTGGTTTCAGCGGCCTTTTTGACTTCTTCAGCGGCCTTGATCAGATCGGCGGCAAGCTGGGTGATGTTCGGTTCGTCGGACATGAGTGTTCCCTTAGGTCCGTGGAGGAAGGAAGGCCGCGACTGCCTTTTGCAGCGAAGCCAGGTCATTCGCCTTCACGCCCTCGGACTCGCTCCGAATGGCCTTCGCATAACCGACAGAGGCGATCCGTACGGCCATGGCTTTGGGGACACCTGCCTCGCGCAGGATGTCCTCGAATTCTTTGACGGGCATGGGTTCGCCATCGCGCAAGCGACGTGCAAATTCATCCATGCGCTCAGACTTGACGGCTGTGATGCCGGCGCGCCGATTGGCGGGGAAAGAGACCGGGCTGATTTCCATCAGGTCCAGTTCCAACAGCTTTCGGTTGTTGCCTTCTGGCTCAGTGCGCACTTCGCGGTAGCCAATGGATAGGCCACGCACCGCGCCGTTCTTCGCCAAGAGGTAGGCCTCGTCCGCTTTTTGTACCCCAAGGATAAAGCGCCCCTTGCCTTTGAGGCCCTTGGCGTCTTCTTCAAGTGCGTCCCAGACGCCAATCGGATGCTCCCAATTGTGCTGCCACAGCATGAGCGGACTGGACTTCTCTTTCTCGTGGCGAGCCAGGCTCTTTGCAAAAGCACCCGGCATGACAATTTCGCCATAGCTGTCGGCATTTCCGAAGATCGAGCCGTAGCCCTCAAAGGTGCCGTCTTCCGACACGTCTTTGACGTGCAGGGCAAAATCCTTGGTCTTCATGGTATCTCCTAAACCGGATCGCCCGGTGCGGGCTGAACCGCTCGAGGCGGCGTCTTGCCGAGTTGATCTAGCGGAAGCAGGTTTGACTGGACGGTCAGCACATCGCCGCCCTCGACGGGAATGAGGTTCTCGCGGCGGCGCATCTCGTTGCGGGTCATCCAACCGTTCTGACCGCCAGAGGCATATAGCGCCGCCCGCCCCGTGCTATCTGCGCGAAGCAAGCCTTCCAGAACGAATTCCGCGTAGTAAGAGCCGCGCTCGGACGGCTTCAGAAGCTGCTTTTTTACGGATTGCTCGATGCGAACCAGGTACGGGCGGAGCGCGTAGGTCAGGAAGCCAATATTTTGGGATTCCAGACCAGAACCCCAGCTCGTAGAGTTTTGCGTGTGGCCAACCATGAACGGTGGCACGCGATAAATTCGGCAGACTTGCTCGACGTTGAACCCGCGCGTTTCAATCATCTGTGCATCTTCGGGGTTCATGGTGAGCTGCTGCCAGTCCCAATCCTTCGGCAATGGCATCACCTTGCCGGCTGCCTTGGAGCCCATGAACTCAGCGAAAAGCTCCATCAGTTCTTTGCGCTGATCTGATGTGGACTTGCCTGTCGCACCTTCTTTGGCAAACCCGGCGATCTGCAACCCACCTTCCATAAACTGGACTGCAGCATCTTCAGCGGCGATGGCACCGCGCATCACCTGCCACCCGTAGCGGATAGGCGAGAGACCGACCTCCCCCCCAAAACCAAAACCGCGAATGTGAAAAATCTTGGAGGCCGGCAACATTTCGGTACGGCCACGATCGCTGAAGGAATAGCGAAGATCGCCGTTGCTGTCCCGCCTGACTGTTGTGGTCGGCGGCAGCGGCTCCAACGCCACAAGCCGCTCTCCGAGCATCTTTTGCTCGGAGAATGCGTTGCCCCACCCGCAAAGTTGAGCGACCTGCCCCTCCCAGAACTCGGCAGCAGTCTGCCAGGCGTTGGGGCTGTCATGAAGAAGCCCGTAAAGCGCATGGTCTCCGGCGACTTCCCGGCGATCCTGATCTATTTTTCTATACAATGGCAGAGGCAGAGTGCCCGAGGTTTCGGACAGCAACCGGATGCAAGCCCATGCGGTCGATAAAGACAAGGTGCGATCTATCGAGGCTCGCACTGGCGCACGGTCGGCATATGCCGCCTGCGTCTCTTTGCTATCGCGACCCGAAATCTTGGGATTCGATCCCCAACCGGCCAACCATCCAAACGGGTTCATGCCTGCGCCTTCATGCTATTGAGGTAGTCGTCTAAATCCTCGCCTTCCTCCTGATCACCCAGAGCAAGGCAGACGCCCATGACGACAGCGACAGGGCCGTCGATTTTGTCCAGCGAACTCTTTTTGTCCGGCACATAGTTTAGGTTCGCATCAAACCGCACGGTGCAATGCCCCATCATCCAGGCGAGCATCGGATGCCCGCCATGTTCGATCTTCTTGGCGAAGATCAGCCGTTCAAATTCCTTGGTCGCTGCGCCCAAGGTCTGGTGACCTTGGCGCAGTTCGGTCATCAGTTCCGCGTCCATCCCATCGCCTTGTAGATCGGCAGTGAGCTTGCGAGCGTTCCACGGATCAAATCCAAACTCGATCAGATCAAAGTCATCGCCAGCTTTGATGATCGCCGCCTTCACGAAGTTCTGGTCGACATAGTCGCCAGGCGTCGTTTGAAGCACCCCATCATCAACCCACTTCCGCCAGTTGACGCGCTTGTCTTCTTCTGCGCGGGCTTCAAGTGTGTCCTCGGGTACCCAGAAAAATGGAATGATAACCCACTCCGAATACTGCTCACCAGGCGGCAGCAAGATCACCAGCGCCGTAACGTCACGAGTGGCGGACACGTCACAAGTGACGTAGGCCTTGCGCCCGCGATGCTGCTCGTAAAGAGCGCCCCAGCTGGTCGGATCGGTGGTGCATGCCGACCACTTCGAGCGAGGTATCCAGGCCGATACCGTGTCGACCCACCTGTTGAGGTGATAGCACTGAAAGACCGCCTCGGCGGCTGGTCGTCCGAGCGCCTTTTTGTATTCGCCCCTCAGATAGTCGAGCGTTGGCGTCAAACCCAGACTGGGGTTAGCCTTCCTCCACACCGTCTCGTCAGCCCAATCATCCTCATCATCGACACCGAAGAACACGACCAACGTGGTCGGGTCGTCGAGGTCGCCACGCATGATGGCCATCGACTCTTCGAACCACTCATACCCAACGCGGTTCTGTTTGCGGCCTGCGGTCGATGCGTAAAGCTCTATCGGCTGCAACCGGGCCCCAGTCCCCTGCCGCAGCGTGTCGGCTAGTTCCTTGGTCCGCCATTCGTGAATCTCGTCACCGAGGATCACAGTAGGCGAGCGGCCATGTTTGCCGTCTGGCGCCCCGGTCAGGAGCTGGCACAATCCCCGCGTCTCGCGGATGAAAATGCTTTTGTCATTGAGCGCGATCCGCTCATTGCCTTTGGCATCGGTCAGCAGACCGTTTGCCTTGGCAATAATGTCTTGCATCTTGCCGAAGGGAACCCGCCCCTGATCTTCATTGCGCCCGAAGACGAAACCCTGCGCGCCGGAGACTTTCTCGATAACGAAGAACAGCACGCCCAGCGCCGCAAGAAATTCACTTTTGCCGTTCTTACGCGGAATCCACAAATCCAGCCGGCGAAACAAACGGACATGAACCACGATATTTTCGTGGGTGCGCGGGTCGACGACATCAATAGGCTTTTTCCAGCCGACCAGAAGTCGAACTACCATCTCCTGCCAAGGCAGAAGCTTGAACGGCACGCCGTCAAAACGGTCGTCAGTAAGCCGAAAGACAGTTGGCCAGAGCGCAACAATTTTGTCGGCCTTGGCGTAATCGAACCAGGCGCCCTTGACCAAAGCAGCCGCGCGCCAAGCCTGCATCGCCCAACGGTAGGCCGGGTCATTTTCATACGGCTTGAGCCAGACCGGAAAACCTTCAAAGCCAACTGGCAAGGCGGTCGAGGTCAATTCGGCAGCGTCCCCGGCGGCGCGCTATCTGCGTCATTCATGACCCCCATGGGGTCGACGGCATCACCAGCGCCACTACCTCGACCCGGTGCGCCAGGCCCTTCACCAAACGGTAAGCGCCCCTGCGATGCGTTGAAGCTCTCAACGCGTGTCATGTCGCTATCGCTGCGCGGGGTAAACCCGAACTCATGTTCCATAAGGCGCAACTCGACGCCCACCTTTGACATGTAGTCGACGCTGGGATGCGTCCGATAAACATCATGACCGTCACCCTTGGTCACCTTCACCACTACTCCGCCCTTGGGCAAGTCCCGGCGAAGCTGTTCCATGGCCTCAGTCCACTTCTGAGTCAGCGCGCAATACCGTGCCAACGCCCCGCGATACCCCGGACGACGGCGGCCCGAGGTGCGCAGAACTTCCGCAAGTTCCTTCCACAGCGCGATGGCAACACGCCAATGCGCCGGCGAATTGGCGAAGAAGGCTGGCAATGGGTAAGGGTCCGCCTGATTGACCGGCTCTTGCTCGGCAGACGCGACAGCATCTGCAATCTCTTGCTCAACCTGCTTTTTCCGCCGACCGGGAAAGCCTTTGGCGGCTTGCAGTGTCGGATCATCCTTTCTGCGCGCCATCAGCTAACCCGTTCTATTGCCAGAAAAAAATATAAACGCGAAAATTCCGCGCCGATTTTTTGTGTGTTAGACCGCCGGTCTACGCTTGAATCGTTGGGGACTTTTGACCCACCCCCGCCCCTAGTTTTCGATGGTCACCGACGCTGTCACTTCCACTTGGCGCCGCCGATCCAGCCAGCGACCGTCATCAGCCAGGTCAAGACCGTCAGCCGAGCGCGAAACCTGCGAGCGCCGCGAAGCTGGATTGATATCGTCGTCTTGGGCACGTCCACGACAAGGTTAGCCATCAGCCTCACTCCTCAGCTTTGCCGCCAGCTTGAGCGCGAACGGGCTATCGATCCACAGATCGGCGATGGTGATCGCCCCGCGCGCCCACATCAGCTCAAGGCGTTGCTTGACCACGTCATGGTGCCAACGACACGACGACTGCCACAGGGTGGTGTTCCAGAACTTGACCGTATCGCCCTTGTGCGGCTCGACGTGATCGACCAGTTCGGCCGGAACGATATCGCCAGCGGCAAGGCATCCGACACACAGCGGACTATTCCGCATATGTCCCTTTGCCGCCTTGGCCCAAGGCCGACCATACCCACGCGATGCAGCAGACCCACGGCGATTGTCATAGATGCGGGTTTGCTGTTGCCGGGTTGGCTGGCTGGATGAACGGAAGCGCTTAGGCGATGTCGGCATGCGGCACACCACAAACGAAAACACGCCGCTCGGGCGTTCCCGTGCAGCGTGCAAAATCCCCTATTGGGGTAGTTCTCATATGCCGCAAATAGCTGCGTATTGTCAACGCGTTCGGCGGCGACGGATCACCTTTGCCGGCGCCGACCAATCATTGGCCCGTCCAGCTATCGGGTCAGAGGCCCGCGCCCTAAGGGTTTCGACGGCCTCGACGGAAACCTTGGGGCTGCGAATAACCTGATCGAGCGGACTGCCATCAGGACCAAACACCACCGGCTTTGCCGAATCATCGAGCCAAGGCGAATGGCCAACGGCAGGCCCAGTCGCCTCATGCCGCGCCATGACCGCATTGAGTGGCGACACGATATCGGCCAGCCCCTGCCACCACACATGCCATTGGGCGCGATGGAAGTTGACGGTGTCGCGCTGCTCACCAACGAACCCCATGCGCGGACGCCGATTACCTTGCCGGTTCTTCGCGTCGTCCCAGTCCCACAGCTTGCGCCCACGCCCATCGACCAGCTGCTGATAGCTGCCATAGCCCTCCTCGCACCAGTCTGGCCGCAACGCAGCACGACCATACTGCACCACCAGGGCACGCGCTTCTTGGTGCAGTTGATCAATGGCGAGCTTGATCTGCATGGCGTCGTCATCGCTCCACAGCGCAATCGTCGGGTGCGAGCCGTGGTTGTCGTCGTCGATGATCGTTCCAAGGTCGGAGAAGTCATCCCGCACCCGTTCCTTGCCCGCCCAGCCCAATCCCTGATCGCGCAGCGCCCAGATCACCAGCTGCTCGATGTCGCGTTTTTCCCGCACTGCCAAAACCGTCACCGCCCTACAACTCCCCAGCCAAACCAAACCGTCGACATGCCCATCAGCCCGCCGCCTTCCGCGATGCCGCCGCACTGGCAATGGCATCGAGCACCAAGGGCAAGCCGGTGCCCGCCTTGCGCATCTCCGCCGCGATGGCAGGAGCCCAATCGATTGAAACCAAACGCGTCATTCCTTCCACATACTGAGGCTTTTCAAGCCGTTTCAGGAACTCGTTGACCTGATTTGTTAGCTTTGATCGCACCGCGTCGGCACTCACATCACGGCCACCGGCTATTGGCAGGGGCAGATAACCCTGCCGCCGATCCACCACAGCAGTCGCGCGCTTGCGTTGTGGTCTAACAACCATTGAATCTGAATCTGGTTTGGTTAGATGGTTTTGGGTGACAACGTTGGCCGCATTGGCGGACAACATTGGCCGCTTGGCCGCAATATCGCCCTCGGCAGCGCGCTCCACCATCAGCGACCAGTTTGGCTGATAGGCATTGGCAAAACCACGCCCGCCATGCCGCGTCTTGCCGAACAAGCCCGACGCCACGAGGCTTGCCACCGACCGACGCACCTGGCGCACCGATATGCCCAGATCGTCCGCCAGAGAAACCGAGCCCGGATCGCAGCGCCCCGTGTCGAGATTGAACCGCTCGATCAGGTGAGACGCCAGCGCCTGCGTAGAAGGCGACAGCATGGATTGAAGGATCGCCTTTCGGGCAATGGCCTTGGCGTTTTCCGGCGGCGCGGTCACTGCCACTGCGCCGGAGAACGCCGCAGCGTCAGCCTGCACAGCAACGGGGCGCAGGCCATTGGCCGCCTTGATCGGCTTGGCAGACACAACAGGCGCCGAAACACCATGAGCCGCCAACGCAGCCGTCAATCGCTCAAAGGCGGCCAGCAGCGCCGAGCCCTCATAGCCGGCGATCATCAGTTCTTTCAGAAGGACAAAGTGTACAGTCACGGCGCTACCCGATAAGGCGGTAGGATCGTGGTACCGGCTACTAATGCAAGCGAGAGGCTGGTGTGCTCCGGAGATTTTTTATGAAAGTGCCCAACCTCGTGCTGTGCTTTGTAGCAGGTGCGGTAGTTGCCACCGTGGTTGTTACATCCGCGCTTAATCGGTGGCCGCTGACCGCCGACTCCCTGGTGGGTGAAATCGGCATCCTCCCTTTTGGAGTTGCGATACTGACAGTGTGTTTTCTCGGCTTTAACTCGTTGATTGCACGAAAAGGCCTCGCCAACACTGTTAGGGCGATCGAGCACTCTCAAAAGGCAGAGGTTGCCACCAGGTACCAAAAAGCTGCAGATCTGCTGGCTAGTGACGGCCAAACGGCACGGTTGGGAGGCATATTCCTTCTGCGCGGAGTGGCCATGGAAGACCCTGACACATACTGTACGCCGGCCTTGGAACTTCTCGCAGCTTTTGCTGCCGAACGATCCGCCGCCATTTTCTCGGCCGTTCAGGCTCTGCGGGATGCTCGCCAGACACACAATCACTTTGGCTCGGAGGCGCTTCGTGAACAGGCATCCGCGAAAACACCATACGACGTTGCAGTTGCACTTGATATCTTCGGAAAGCTGAGAGCTTGGCACGTTGCAGAGTTTGGCGAGCTCCCTAATTCGGAGCGGCAACTGTCCCTCAGCAGCATTGCATTCCACAACATCGAGCTGAAAGGCGGTGATTTCTCGGGCGTCAACATTTCCGGTGGTAGTTTCTATAATTGCCGATTTGTTAGCTGTGACATGTCCGAGGTGCGCATTAATGGTCGTATTGGTTTCCGTGTGTTCTTCAGTGACTGTAGCCTTCGACACGCACAGATCGATGATGATGGTGAGAGGCGAAAACTCGACCCCAACGTTAAGTTTGAACACTGCGATACGACGGGGATCAGAGTAGCGCTTGAAGGCGCTCGCGCTCTTTTCGTCGAATGTGATCTGGGTGGGCTGGCAGAAATTGAGGCTACCCGCTGTGTTTTCCAGCGATGCTGGAGCAGTGACGGGGCGCCTATCGTTGACCTTAACTTTAGGGACACTGATCAATCTGTGTTCGAAGTGGATGAAAGTGCCACTTGGTCGCCAGAAACGGCACGCGGGTTTCGAATTTATCGACCGGTTGAGAACCAGCTGAGCTACGTCTTTGCGGCACCAAAGCCTCATGCGTGACATCTTCAACATCACATATCATTCCCAAAGAACATGCAGGCGGCGACGTAGAGAACCAGCAGCCCGAGGCAGCTGGCGACGATGAGCGGAATGTTGTCGGCGATCAAAACAGCACCCCTTGATTGGGGTCGGGCTTGCTGATCAGGCCTTTGCTTTCGGCCAGCCAGCGGGGCAGCGTCACCAGCAGCATGCGGCCCTGCCGTTCGGGCGCTATGTCGATCTGGCTGATGGGCAGGAACACACCGGCCCCATCGTCACCGGCAAGCTTGACCTGAATGGAGTCGCGGGTTTCGTTGATCAGCACCACTGAGAGCGACAGGCGAGCGGGCGCGGTCATGCAAGGCTTCGCTTCCACTTGAAAAAACCCTGCTCGCCCTTGACCGGAATGAACGGCACCGACCGCACTTCGGCCAGCAAAAAGCCGAACTCACCGAAAAACCACGGGCTTGCCGAGGTCATCACGCAATCGATGATGCGCGCCTCGCCGATAATGCCGCCGCGCTCCAGATCGTCGAAATTGGGCAGGCGCAGACCGCTTGGGAATGGATGGTTTTCGCTGATGCCATGCATCGTCGCGAGGCAATGTTCATACTCATCGCGCGTCATGCCCTTGCTGGCATGGATCGCAATCCGCCCGCGCCGCGACGTGCGCCAGCTGCGGTTCTCGACGTTCTTGCCGGCATGCAGAATGGCCCAGGCCCAGGGCTGGCGGATCGACAGGGCAACATCGGGCAGATCGTCGTACATGGGGACACCTCAAGCGAAAAAGCCCCGCGCCCGAAGGCGCGAGGCGGAAAGATCAGACGGTGTAGAAAACGGGAGTGGAGGTTTCGGCGCGCACGGCCTCGCCAATACGGCGGAACTGCTCGCGCTCTATCTTATCCAGACCGGGCACAGTGACGATGAAGGCAACGATGCCCTTGTCCATGCGGTAGCGGAACTTCGCCACCAGTTCGATCAGCTCACCACCCTGGAAGATCGGGACGATGATCTTGATTTCTTCCGGCAGATTGACCTTGCCGCCACCGTTCTCGCCATTGCCCTCGATTTCTTCATAGGTCAGCTGCACCGTGCCATTGCGCCGGTTCACGCCGGATTTGAACCGCACCGCACGATCAATGCGAAGTTCGTCGACCGCCTCTTGCAGATCAGCCACAGCAGGCTCGCTGATCGTGTGGACCATATCTTCCAGCAGATTGCCGAAGGCGCTTTGCGACATCGGCTTGTCGAACACCTGACGCCACTTGTCATAGTCGAGGTCGAACGGGCACAGCAGCTTGACCACATGCGCAGCCCGTTGCGGCAAGGCGCTGTCGCGGTCACCCATGCGGGCTTTGCCGTGATAGTCGAGTACCGCGACGATTTCGTTTTTGCTCAGCGAGGCCCGACAGATGGCCGTGGGGCTTTTGAAGTCCCGGACATAGTCCTTGAATGAAGCTGGCTCGACGACTGTTTCGGAGGCAGTGACGAAGTCGGGCAAAGTCGGGTCGAGCGGCTGCAAACTGTGCGCCACGAGTTCCTTGCCGTGGAAAATCACCGACCCGCCGTTTGGCAGGGCGAATGGTAACGAAATGAACTTGTCACCGAGCGCAGCAAGGGCGACCTCAACGTCGCGGCGGGGTTCTATACTGGTATTCATGTCTTAGTCCTTCAGGGTTGGGCCAGCATCAGCGCCGGCGGTTGAGTTCGTCGGCATCGACAACCGAGGGCATCACTGGTTGGCGCGGATCGCGGCGCGTCAGTTCGCCGTCATCACTGAGGAACATCACGGTCGCCAGGCGCTCCGGTTTGCTCAGCTTGTGGGCGAGCTCGGGCATGATCTGCACGGCACCGTTCTTGGTCTTGAACTTGACCTTGATCGTCACTTCTCCGGTGCGGTCATGTTCATCGGACAAGGCCGTCAGGATTTCTTCGATGGCGTCCTCGGCATCGGCGAGCAGCTGACCGCGATCAGCTTCGGCGATGATGTTTTGAAGCGAACTCACGCGCCTCTCCTTTCGGTTTTCGCCCTGTTGGACGTGCTTGGGATTGGTTTTCATGGCGCTACCGGGCGCTTGGCCTGCGGCAGCAATTCCACCGTGCGGAACCCGGCAAGGTCGGGGCGCTGCGCACGCACAGCGTCGAGCTGACCGGCAAAGCCTATCCAGCTGTCGGCGACGTTCTCGGTCGTCCCGCTCAGGTCGATATTGACGTAAAGGCCATCAGAATTGCGCAGCCGGTAGCGACACTGCGTTCGCGCCCACGCCTCACGGCCCATGCGCGTCTTGGAGGCCAGCAGGGGTTCGCCCTTGGCAACGAGACGATCCCGCAAATAGGCATGGGCACCACCAGCGGCGCGGGCGCGCAGCTTGTGGGCAACGCCGCCCATCCAGTTGGTGTCGCGCGTGGTGACTGCGATTGAAGGCATGCTCATGAACTGCGCTCCGCATTGATGTTCTGCAGGCGTGCGACATTGCGCGCCTGGTTGGTGACGCCGGCCTCAAAGGCCCATTTGCGAATTGTGTTGATCGGACGCCCCAACCGGTCGGCCAGCGCCTGGGCATTGTCGCCCGTATATTCGGCAGCGATGATCGGCAGCGCCGTGGCCTTGTCGACCGAGATGGCAGCAGACAGCGCCGAGGCGGCGTTACCGGCCTCGACCAGACCGACCACGGGATGGGCTGTAAACCGCGCCACATCGTCGGGCTTGGCCAATGCCGAGCGCTGCCCCGGTGGCACCCAGAACGGCGGCTGTGGCGCCATGCCCTTGACCCAGACCAGCCACATATAGTCGCTTTGGGTCGCGCCATCGGGCTCCCACCGGCCCATATGCAACGGCACATCTTCGGCAAAGATCGCGATGACGGTTGGCGGCGTGACGGAAAACAGACGGTTGAACCGCCCCTGACTGGCCAGCCAGCCCAGCCGAAGAAAGGCACACACGCCGACATTGGACTCGCGCAGCGCCCGCAGAACGAACTGCTCAGCCTTGTTGCCAAACGGCGAGTTCATCACCGTCCAGTCGGCCGGCTCAAGCGCCGCGTCAGCATCGAGATAGTCGACAGTGCCGCGCCAGCCGGGCGGCGACACGCCATCGACCGAATAGTCGAAAATGTCGGTGGCCCAGATGGCGGCGGGACGCGCCTCTTGCAGCACGGCGGCAATGTGCCCCTCGCCACAGGACGGCTCGCGCACGGTCTTGCCGGTCACCGATTGGCCCAGATGCGGCAACACCAGTTCCAGCAGGGAGCGCGTGGCCCAGGGTGGCGTCGGCGAATAGTCCAGATCATCGGCAGGCAGCACCCGCGAGTTCTGCACTGCCCGCGCATCGCGCGGCTTGGCCAACTCGCTGCGCACAGCCGCCGAGAACGCCCGCGGATCGTTTTCCCGCAGCAGGCGCAGCTGCTCGCCCACCGATAGCTTGGTCGCGGACTCGGCGGCAGAAACCGCGATTTCGCCGCGCTCGACGCTTTCGATCAGTTCCGGCGCGCCGCGCTCGCGCACCACATGTGCCGAGGCAACCGAACGCTCCGAAACGTGCAGGATGTCGGCGGCATCCGACCGGGACAAATTCTGCAAATTTGCAGAATTATCCTCAGCCTTGGGCGGACGCCCAACCGTCATGGTGGCGAGGCTGTCGGCGATCATCGCCCGCTGCCCTTCGCTGAGATGGCGCCGATGCAGGTTCTTGCTCAGCACCCATGCCAGCGGATCGCCATCCTGCGCCGGGTTGAACCGGCGATAGTGCGAAACCCAAAGGTCATGCCCATCCTCGGGCAGTTCGCCCGCAAGAACCCCTGCCCCGACCGCCGCCCGATAGCGGTTGCGGCCATCCAGAATTTGACCGTCGAGAATGACGATGCGCTCACGCAACCCATTGGCCGCGATATCGACGCGCAGCGCATCGGCATCGGCAGACCCGAGCATGGGAAACAGATCAGCCAGCGGATGGGCTGGAATGGCGAAGTCAGGCAGATCGGTGGCCATCAGAACACCAGCCTTTCCACCCGCACGAAGGGGCTGTCTGGCTTGTCGTCATCGGCATCGGCAAAGGCCTCGAAAACGTCGAGCGCCTTGCGCAGTTCGGCGGCATTGCTGCGCCCAAGCACGATATGGCCGAGGTCGCCCTCAAGCCGCAGTTCCAGCAGCTGCGTTCCGGCCGTCGTGCCGGTATGCCCAGCAGCCACCAGACGCGCCTCAACCGCCAGCCGGCGGCGATGCTCGGAAAGCGGCATGATGCGATTGGAATTGCGTCGAACAGCCCGCGCGCCGCTCATCGCGGCACCCGCTGGTTGATCGGCCCATCAAACAGGGTCACGCGCTCGCGTGCAGCGTCCAGCGACAGCCGCTTTGCCGTCGGCGTCAGCTCCACCAGCGGCGCATAGTCGGGGTCGCCATTCTCGGCGACAGGGTTGAGCGTTTCGCGCAGCAGAACTTGAATCTGCACCTGATGGCCCGTTGACTGCGCATGCGCGCGGGCAACGGCCTCGCCACCCTTGCCAAACCATTCCGCGCCGCACGTGGCGCAGGCGGTTTGCATATTGAGCCGGAAAGCATCGACTTTCATGACGCGTCCCCATGCACAACTTCGGCGCGGGCCTGCATCTTGAGGGCGAGCAGCTTGACGATGGCCTCCTCGACTTCCCGCTCAAAGTCCGGCAATTCGTCCTCGGTGATCACGCCATCGTCGAGCACTTCGCCGAGCCGTGAAAACACATCGGCGCATTCCTTCATGGCCTGCGCAGTCACGCGGCCAAGCTTGGTCCCGCTATTGATGACCTCGGGCAGACGCACCAGCACGAAGCCGAGCATGCGCGCAGCGGCCTTGATGATCCGGCCATTGCCGTTAAACGCATCAAGCTCGACGGCGACATCGAGCGGGATATGCCGATCATCGACAACGGGATTGGCATAATCGGAGAAAGCCGCCGCGCGAACGATGCGCCCGGACACGTTGGCGCAGTTTTCCTGTCCACCCGCTTCCACCACGGCCAGCTTGACGACGCCCTTGAGTTCCCGACGAAACATGCTGGTCAGGGTCATGGCGTCACCGCGTGAGTCAGATTGGCCGCTGGGTGACGCATGACCGCAGCGTGGCCCCGTGCGAGAACTGCAGCATGAAAAGACCGATTGTGCCCCTCACCGCCGCCATGACCGCCGCCCTCGACAATCTGGCGAGCGCGCGAAAAGCCAAAGATGACCGGGACAAGGGGCATTGCCCCGGTCAGTTGGGCGCTCGCCAGGGAGTTTTCGGCGAGCTGCGCCGCGCGGAGACTGACTTGCCCACGGGAGGAGGATGCGGACAGGGCAAACGCACGGAATGAGGATATGAGGGTCACGCCTGCACCTCCAACTGGAGGGATTCAGGCCGAGGGACGCCAGCAGGCCATTTGGTATCAGCAGGCCAAGAACTCGACAGCCACGCCATCGCCTTCTCATATCTGCCGGTTGTGACGTCGGCGCCATCACGAAGGCGGCCTAGAACCTTGCCATCGTTAAAAACCATCGTGGAAACGCGAGACTCGCTAAGCCGCTGCGCTTCCGCAAAGGCTTTGGAGACCAGAAGGAGCTGTGCTTTGAGCGTCATCATGCCAAAGCGGTACGATATATTTACCGCAACCGTCAACGGTAAACTTACAGCTACTGCAGTTGCGTCGGCGCGGTTAGATTACCGCGTATGAGTGACACCCTTGCCGCGCGCGTACAGCAACGCCTGTCCGAGCTTCACAAGTCCCCGCGAGCAGCCTCGCTTGAGACCGGGCTGAGTGACGCCTTTGTGTTGAATATCCTAAACGGCAAGTCCCGCTCACCGAGATCTGACAACCTCGCAAAGCTAGCCGTGGTGCTGAACACGACTGAGGCATGGCTTATTCACGGCGGCGACGACCCAACCTCAAACGTGCGCCATGATGTTTTCAAACCTGAACTCATCACGGGTAACTCACTAATCACCAATGACCGCAGCTTGCCGATCTATCCGGCCGCCATGGGCGGCGACGGACACGTGGTGATCACTTTCGATCCAATCGAATACGTGAAGCGACCGGCAATGCTTGAGCACGTGAAAGATGGATACGGCGTCTATATCGTCGGAGAATCTATGATCCCGGCTTACAAGCCAGGTGAGACGGCCCTAGTACACCCCCGCCTTCCACCTGCACGCGACACAGACGTGGTGCTTTTCCACACCCCGCCTGATGCTGACGCAGAATGCATGATCAAGCAGCTCAATGGCTTCAACGATGAAGTATGGCACCTGGAACAATTCAGACCGGCCAAAACCTTTGACGAGTTTCGTAAGGAATGGCCGATCTGCCATCGCGTTGTCGGCAAGTACAATCGTCGCTAAGCCGGGATAAGCATCGCCTCGATCACGTCATCTGGCACTTCCCCAAATCGAGCAAGAAATTTCGGGTCATCGAACTCATCGAAGTCGTTCGCCACTCGCATGAACGCCACGGCGCCGGCCCTCCTCCGTGCCAAGACTTCCGCCCTGCGTACCGCAGCCGCTTCACTGGCAACAACCTGCGGCACCTCCTCGATCAGCACCCCCTTGTTGCCTTTCTTGTACGACTGCACGGCGAAGTAGCTAGACATGCGGACTGCTCTCCTTCTCACAACCTGCGCCAATGTGACTCACCAAAAGAGAACATTACAAGAACAAACTGATTCGCATTTGACGGACTGTGGATAACAGCCCTAGCCGGCACCACAGGCCGCGTGCGGTATATTTATCGTATGACATTGACGCGGTATATTTATCGCATTACGTTTTCTCCAGTTTCATCGCTGGAGAGCACCATGTTTGTTTCCGCATCCCCCATCGAGCCAATCCGCAAACTCGCCGACAGCGCCCCCGCGCTCGACCGCATGGCGGACCTGTTTATCCGCAACAAGCGCAACGGCTACGACACCGACCTTGCCGACCTTCGCGCCGAGGACTTCAGCGAACACGAGATCCTCACCCTGCCCGCCAAGGCCCGCAAACTCGCCGATAAGGCATTGGCTGACCGCGACACGCGCGACGATGCAGTCACCTATGACCGCCCCCGCCGCATCGAAAAGCTGTCCACGCTCTTGCTTGGCCTGTTCGACAAGGACGGTGACGCTTGGGCACTGGCCCGCCGCTCTGGCTTCTCCACCCGCGAACTGACCGACCTTTGGCCCGATGCCCGTCACCGGATCGGCGAAATCATCGAAACCATCGGGCGGGAGGCGCACTGATGGGCACCCGCACTGACAAACGCAGCCGTTCCGGCGCCCACGTTCCCTGCCCCACCTGTGGCAAGCGCGTCCGCACCGCCAAGGGCCTGATCATGCACATCGGTGAAGTCCACCCCGACGACGACCAGGCCCGCGCCGCCGTCGAGGGATCGCCCCTTCCAGACGCCAATGAAGCGGTGCAGCCATGAGCCCGGAACAAGTAGAATTGGCTCGCCATGCGCTGGGGCTGCCCAATCGAAGCAACAAGAGTTACCGCAACCGGTTTGTCACCGCAGAGGATGACCCGAACTGGTGCGAAATGGTTCGCAATGGAGAGGCGAGGATGCGCTCTGCCAAAACCCTACCCTTCGACGGTGATGCCTTGTTCTGGCTGACCATCAAGGGCGCAACAGCAGCACTCAAGGGCAGGGAGACACTGTGCCCTGAAGACTTCCCGGTGGTGGTAGCATGAAGCCCTCTCAAGTCACTGTCTGGCTACGGAATGGCGACAACGCCTTTATCGCCCTGCAGTTCGTCATCATGCCGCCCTTACTGGCGCTTATCGTGATCGGGTTCTTCTGATGGCCCGCAAACCCGCAGACAAACCCGCAGACAAACCGGCTATTACCGCGTGGTTTCCCGAAACCGATCAGTTTCGCTTGGCCGTATTGGGCAAGCTTGCCGAGGAAGCCAGCGAACTATCCGCCCGCGCCTGCCGCTGCATCATCCAGGGCCTCGACGAACGCGACCCGGAAACCCAGCGCCTCAACCGCGAAGAACTGGCCCGCGAGGTCGCAGACGTTACCGCCTGCCTCGAAATCCTCCGCGAAGTCCTGAGCATCGTCCCCAGCGACACCCGCATCGCCAGCAAAGCCAACGGCTTCCGCAACTGGCACCACCTCATCGCAGGAGCGGACTGATGGTCCAGATCACCTTGAAGGGAAACGTGCCCCTCGACCCTCGGCAAAGAGTATTGGCCATCGAGGCTGCCGTTGAAGCACTCTGCCGCAGTGCCGGCGAGGACCCCGCAGACGCAGTAATGACCCTATTAACGGCAGCCGCGCATATCTGCCTCAAACAGACCGGCAAAGGACTGGACGAAATCACACCTACAATGGCGGAGTGCTTGGGCGCCGCGCTGATGGCGGCCGATGGATTTTTCACGTTGAGGGATGCAAATGCCTGACCGTATCCAGCTATCCCGCCAGAAGGGCTGGCGCATGCCACTCAACACCATCAGCGTGGCTCGACCCGGCAAATTCGGCAATCCGTTCACAGTTGCCAGCCTCCGAGAAACTGGCATCCGGTTGACCGAAGAACAGATGCGCTCCCGCGTCGTCGATAGCTTCCGCCGCTGGCTGGAAGGGAGTTCGCGCGACTGGATGGGGCCAGAGAGTGACGCTGCCCGCGCAGCCATGCTCGCCGCCCTCTCCGAGCTGCGCGGCAAGAACCTCGCCTGTTGGTGCAAACTGCACGGCCAGCCTTGCCATGCCGATGTTTTGTTGGAGAAGGCAAATGCATGACGCAAAAGACCAGGTGATCACCCGCGCCCGCACCCTGCTCGATGCCGTCACCTATGACAGCGACGGAATCATGATCGGCCACCAGCGCCAGGGCGGTAATGGCGGCCTCCTGTCCCGCGACAGCCTCAAAGCCGCCGACCAACTGCGCAAGGCCCTCGATGCGCTCGATAGCACACCAATCACCAAGGAGGTGGACGGCAACAAGCCGTCCTGACGACATGGGGATACGCTCATCAGCCCTTGCCGAACTGTCGGCCCCATCCCTGCCCCGCATCGGCTACACCCGCTCTGAGGCCGCCGAGATCGTCGGCGTGGGCACAGACCTGTTTGACCGCGCCGTCGCCGCCGGCGCCATGCCGCCGCCGCGCCAGCTGGGCAAGCGCCTGCTTTGGGACATTGACGAATTGGTCCGGGCGTTCCGCGACCTGCCGCACAAAGGCGCTTCCAATGCTGATGACGGCGAGTCATCCTCCGTCGACAAAGACATGGTCTGATGGAAGCTCAATTGGAAGAAGACAAGCGCGCCAAGGGGCTGATCAAGGATACTGATCGCCATGGCAATGACCGCTGGTATTTCCGGCGCAAAGGCATGCCGAAAGTGCGCTTGCGTGAAGCCTATGGCTCAGATGGCTTCTGGGAAGAATACTCGGCCGCCGTGCTCGGCGTCCCATATATCAAAGGCGGCGCCAAGCCGAAGCCGATCAGGATTGGCGCCAAGGCTACGCCCGGAACCTTCCGCCATCTCGTTGAGCAATATATGGCGCGCGCGGTTATCAACCAGGCGCCGCACACCAGATCGCGCAAGCGCCTCGTGCTTGATGAAATCTGCCTAGAAACCTGCCTCAGCAAATCCGGTGAAACCACCACTGGCGAGTTCGCCTATCGCAAGATGGAACCGCGCCATATCGCCATCATCCGCGACCAGAAGCCCGGACGCCCAGCAGCTGCGAACAATCGGCTAAAGATCGTCTCCGCGATGTTTGAATGGGCCATCGTGCCAGAGGTGGCCTTGGCCACGTTCAATCCCGCGCGAGGCGTCAGGAAGCTGGAAGAAAGCAGAGACGGTCATCACACCCTCACCGAGCAGGAACTGGCCGCCTACGAATCCCACCATCCCCTTGGCACCAAAGCACGGCTGGCCTTTGCGATCTTCCGTTACACTGGCCTGCGGGTCTGCGACGCTGCCGTGTTCGGCCGCCAGCACCTCTACCTCAACAGGCTCAATGACGGGACGGAAGAAGTTCGCTTCCGCATCACGCCTAAGAAAACCAGCAAGTCCACTGCCGTCGTGGTCGACATGCAGGTTCTGCCCCCGCTGGCCGACGCCATTGCGGCACTACCATTGAACGATCTGACGTTCCTCACGACAGAATGGGGCAAGCCATTCAGCGAAAAGGGCCTCGGCAACAAGATGCGGGATTGGTTCGATGAGGCCAAACTATTCCATTGCTCATCGCATGGCATCCGCAAGGCAGACGCAACGATCGCAGCAGAAAACGGCGCAACCGGACATCAGCTCATGGGAATGATGGGCTGGACGACGCTGAAACAGGCCGAAATTTATACCCGAAAAGCCGAGCGAAAGAAGCTCGCGACCTCTGGCGCACCCCACCTGCTCAAGCGCGGCTGA